TCTGGGATTGCTTCCAGAGCTTCCTGTGCAATGACACCAGCATAGGGCATACCGTTTTCTTTAAGCGTGTATGTATAGCCGTTCATTTTACGGATGCGGTCGGTTGCATTATCGATCACCTGAATGTTGTCTTTCAGATCCCGGTCGGAATGCTGGTTAAATGCGGTGGCATGACATGCACCATTAACGCTTAACATATAGGTGTTATCGGTATTTTTCTGCGCATAGAACATATAAGCGCCACCATCAGCACCAACTTCATATACAACCGGACGGGTAGAGTTACCCCACAAACTAGTAGTAGCGCCAGAATGAGCGGTTCCCTGTGTGTTGATTGTCATGGTTGACCCATGATTGGCATATTTGATTTGTAATGTGTCTGTGCAGTCAAACTTAATAAGCGCGTTACTTCCCCGCACACCATACGACATGAGACAGTTCCCCATCTTAAGGTAACCATCACTGCCTGGAAAAATTAATGTTCCACCGTAAAGATCGCTAAAATCCCAAAAGATACCTTTTGTTCCATTGTGTGTGACAATCCTTGTCATTGTATCTTTTGTACCGTCAATATTTTTTCTAGTGTACATCTCACTATAAGCGTTTTCGGTTTCTCCTGTCTTATTTGACAAGTGAATCTTACCGCTAAATATAGTTCCAGTGGTCGGCAATGTCTTTTGATCATAGATTACATTGCAATAACTATTCCATGTTGTTTTATTGTCTACATATGATTTTGTTGCGTAGCTTCCTTGATCGTTTTTTAATTTGCTAACGTCGGATTTTAGCGTTTTGATGTCTTCAGGAATTACTGTCGATGTAGCCATTTTTCTTCCTCACATCCAGCCACGAAGTTGATGCTCAACAGCAACCACGTATTCATCGAATAATGACGATATTTGCGAATCATTAATGATGCGCACATTTACAAAATATCCGTCCTCCTTAACACATACCGGCTCGCCATCTTCAGTAAGTTCTCCGGTTTCTTTGTACACATTACCTATCACGTCAATAAGAATATCATCCTGCATCGACTCGTCATCATAATAGCCAATGCTCTCCATAAAGGCCGAAAAGTCGGCCCTGTCTGCAAATTTGAGTGTTAAATCTTTCATTTAATACTCACCAATGAATTTTCGAACATCAGTTCGACCAGCAAACACACTAGAAACGTAAGTACTTGTCGACGCTTTATAAGTTTGCATATAAAGCTGACCGTAATATTTCTCAGTTGTGTTAAAAGCGTATGTAATTGACTCAATAGGTGGCACACCAGAAAAATCAAAAATACGCGGTGCTACATTAGGAGGAATATCGCCCCAATTTCTATTAACCTCGACAAGACACGTAAGCGGTCTATTATAGATATTATTTTCAGTTGGGATCGTCACCATATCACTGGAGCGGGTTGCGGGTGCAGTTGTCGTAATAACAAAAGATGAAGCACATCCGCCGTTTTCAAATTGTGGTGTTGCAAGGTAAATATAATCTCCCGCTTCAGTTATACCACCTTTTTTCGGCGCATACTGAATCATTGCGCCAATTAAGGTTTCACCTTCAACAGCTTCTATAGTTGCCTCATAGAAAATCCACCCTGTAACCGGATCTTTAGTTGCAGTAGCTGCTATTCTATTGGCTGCTCCGCCAGTTTTTTCTATTATCAGAGTTCCGAAAGTTAAATAAGCATCTCCTAAAAATGTATAAACCGACCCATCGTATTTTTCAAAACGCAAACGACAACGAAGACCATCAGGAGCTTTAACCCTGCATGAAACAGTGCAATACTTATTATCGCCACTAACATCAATCCCCCGGGATGCACTGCATGTATGCAGACTAAGTGCAGATGATTGTCCTGTCATATTATCTTTTGTTCGCATTTTGGCATATGAAAAACCAAATTCATCAACACCATTATTAGTTTTATCGATATTGCTGGTACTCGTCCATTCAGCGGGAGTATTGGATTTAACAAAATAGTTAGTGCGCTGTCCTTCAATCAATAAACCTTCTTTTTCAAATCGTGGCTCATCAATTTTAGCAACACTAAATACGCCTGATTTATTGATATATGTGGCAGTTGATGCGCGTTTAAACTTAACAACCTTGTCGCCAGGCATCGTTATTTCATCATCACCAATAACAATTTTTTTATATGACGGCGAAAAGCCCGTAATCATATCCAGTGAATCATTAAACGGTATCCACACATCAGGCAGTGGCTGTAAGACATATTTATACGGCTCTGCTGCCTGACTTGCATACTCTCTGGCTGCGTCTTCACTTGCTTTAGCTGCTGTCTGGCTTGCTGCCGATGCTTTCGCCGAGTTCGCCGCTGCAGTCTCGCTTGTCTTTGCATTGGTTTCACTGGTTTTTGCTGCTTTTTGACTGTTGGCTGATGCAGTGGCAGAAGCAGCCGCCGCGCTTGCAGAACCAGCTGCAGCACTCTCGCTTTGGGCTGCTGCATCCTGACTGTTTTTCGCCGCAGTTTCGCTGGCTTTGGCATTCGTTTCGCTGGTCTTCGCTGCCGTCTGGCTGGACTTTGCGTTAGTTTCACTCGTCTTCGCAGCTTTCTGGCTGTTAGCCGCAGCAGTTGCTGATCCAGCTGCTGAAGTCGCAGAACCGGCTGCCGCGCTCTCGCTTTGGGCTGCTGCAACCTGGCTGTTTTTTGCCGCAGTTTCACTGGCTTTGGCATTCGTTTCGCTGGTTTTCGCTGCCGTCTGGCTGGACTTTGCGTTGGTTTCGCTCGTCTTTGCGGCTGTCTCGCTATTTTTCGCGTTGGTTTCTGATTTTTTGGCTGCTGTCGCGGAGTTTGCCGATGCAGTCTTTGAGGTCGCTGCCGCCTGTGCACTATTAGCTGCATTCGTTTCTGAGGTTTTCGCCGCGTTCTTCGATGATGCCGCTGCAGTTTCGGATTTCTTTGCCGCCGCTGCGCTCTGAGAGGCGGCTTCAGCGTTGCGTGCCGCTTCTTCCACCATTTCCTCAAAACGACGCAATGCCTCCGGCATGACATCATCTTCCGTCATGGCACCGAGAAAATCATTCAGCGTCCCCGGCTTAGAATCTTCATACACGGTGATGGTCCCGGCATGTGAAGGCGGAAAACCTTCAACCAGCAGGGTGACGCTGTACTGGCCATACTCAACATCCATGCTGTAACGTCCGGCTTCATCCGGATTTTCAGAAGCCACCGTGTTCACCAGTACCGTGGTGCTGTTACGCTTTGCCTTCAGTTGAATAGTGCAGTTCTGTATTGGTTTTCCCGCACCATCTTTCAGCACACCTGAGATTTTTACTGCTGCCATATCCACTCCACAAAAAAGCCCGCCTGAACCGGCGGGCTGTCATAACACTGTGTTACCTGGCTAATCAGAACTTATAACCGACACCCACGATGAAACCGTCAGTGCGCCAGTCGCCACTGCCGGAGCCTTCATAAGCAATATCAATGGCCACGGATTCGGTCGGGTTAAACTGCACGCCAGCTCCCCACGCCAGAGACGTGTTGCTGTGGCGATCGTCATCACTTCCGGTCAGCACATCGTGCGTTTTCCCCTTGTTGTCAGTTACGCGGAGATAATCCCCGGAGAACGTCGAAACACGGCTGTAAGCCACACCTGCCATCGCATAAGCACTGAACCATTCATTCACGCGTACAGATGGCCCCGCCATCATGCTGAACCAGCGGTTACGCACTGAATCTTCATGCCAGCGGGTATCGCTGTAATGCGTTCTTTGCTCATCTTTGGCATTGGCATAACTGAATGACGTCACCAGCCCCAGCGTGTCCGTAAATTCATAACGGTATTTCACGTTAATGCCCTTCAGGTCATCACTGCCTGGCATATCAGTATGGGTCTGAAGATACCCGGCGCTTAGTGTGGACTGATGCTCTGCTGCGCTCGCTGGCGTACCAGCGGCAACCAGCCAGACTACTGCGGACAGAATAACAGCACATAATTTACGCATAATTACCTCTCGCTTTTCTGCAATAAAAAAGGCACCATTTCTGGTGCCCGTATCTGGGTTATAAAATTCAGCTAATCGTGATGCCTGCAGTGGCTTTCTTCATCACAACAACCAGCAAATCGCTGATACTTGCTGTGGGATACCAGCCATTTACCAGCCATGCTGACACCGAAAACTCCAGTGTCATGTGACCGTGACCGGCAGGCATATCAATAACGCCACTGTAAATCAGCGTATTATCCAGCGCGGTACGGTTATAAATTTCAGCACCGTTTTTCCGCACTATCAGACGGCATGAGGAGTAAATATCAGTATGCTCTCTCTCATGCTTAGCGCCACTGAATGCCACCGCCGGAATAACAATTTGCCGGTCAAACGGCTGATCGTCATAAACCCTGACGGTAATGGTCCCTGATGGCCACCGCTCCGGTGCTCGGGAGTCACGGGGGAAAGCTTTGCCCACTGTTTTAACGAGATCGCCTTCAATCTGGTTCGCGGACAGTTTTCCCAGAACCCGGCAGTTCTCGTTAATCGTGACGTTGTTGAGCGTCCCGGAGTTCGCATTCACGTTACCGCTGATATCGGCATTTTTCGCCGTCAGCCGCCCGTCCGGTGTCAGGGAAAATGCCGGAGGATTACCGCCGCTGGTAATGGTGGGAGCCGTCAGATATTTCAGGAACACTTCGTTCATGAATATCTGATTGCCCTGCGCCACAAACATCGGCGTTTCATTCCCGTTTGCCGGGTCAATAAATGCGATACGGTTAGCGGCAACCAGGAACTGGCTCAGTTTGCCTTCCTCCGTGTCCTCCATGCTGAGGCCAAGCCCCGCGACATAATGTTTGCCGTCTTTGGTCTGCTCAATTTTGACAGCCCACATGGCATTCCACTTATCGTTGGCGTCCTTCCACTCTTTCGAAAACTCCTCCAGTCTGCTGGCGTTATCCTCCGTCAGCTCGACTTTTTCCAGCAGCTCCTTGCCGAGATGGGATTCGGTTATCTTGCCTTTGAAAAAATCCAGGTAACCTTCCGCATCATCGCTCGCCCGACCGACAGCCTCCACGAATATCGATTTGCCGACGGTGTTCACACTGCGAACGTAAAAATAATAATCATGGCCCGGTTTGATATTGATACTGGCGGCTATCCAGTACAGCGCCGTGCCAAGATAACGCGCGCTGGTTTCAACCTGCCTGATATCCGCAATCCGATTTTCCGAGAACCAGAACTCAAACTGTACCGTCGGATCATAAACCGCAAGATGCGGCGTGGCAGTTATCTGAAAATAGCCCGGCGTCAGCTCAATCCGCGATGGCGCTGCCGGTGCGGCAATCCGGAACGATACCGACGCCGGATCGCCCTGCTGCCCCCACGCATTTACCGCCCGGACTGTCAGACTGTAATTTCCCAGAGCCAGCTGCCTGAAGCGGTATGTGGTTTCCGTCGTCCGGGCCGTGCTGACCAGCCGCTCACTGCCGTCATCCGCTGCCACGGTCAGGCGAAGCATAAAGCTCACGCCCTTCACCACCTTCGGCGTATCCCAGCGCGCCAGCACCTGGTATTCCCCGCTGTCTGCGGTGACTTCGGCGGTCAGGTGCTGCACCGCTGGCGGCGTGACACCATTCACCGTGCCGCTCTGGTCGCCGTCAAAGTGCGCCCCGTTATCCACGATGGCTTCTTTTTCCGGTACATGCTGCACGGCAGTGATGGCATACGTGCCGTCATCGTTCTCACGGATACTCACACAGCGGAACAGGCGCTGGCGCAGCGTCGGCAGCTTCAGCCCCCACACGCTGTATTCGGCAACGCCGTCAGGAACCCGACTCACTTTCACCTTCACGCCGTCGGTGACGGACTGAACCTCCACGCTGACCGGACTCCCCTGCCCGTCAACCAGGCTTATCAGCGTGGTACCGGAGGATGGCAGCGTGATTTCACGGTCGAGCGTCAGCGTCCGGGTCTGGCTGTTCACCGCCAGCACGCGCCCGCCAATGCTGATCCCCGCATAGTCATCATCGCAGATTTCAATAACATCACCCGGTACATGGCGAAGCCCTTCTGCGCCGACGCTGAAATCCACGGTCTGCGTTTCCAGCAGTTCTGTTTTAATCAGCCACAGCCCGGCGCGGTGTGCCTGCCCCCGGCTGGTACAGCCAAAGGCATCCATCTTCGTGACGTTACGACCGTAACGGGCAATGGCCTGCGTGTCCTCCACAAGCTCTGTCGCCGTCTCCCAGCCGTTATTCGGGTCAATCCAGTTCACCTCAACGGCATTATGACGGTCCTTCAGGGCGCTGAAGCTGTAGCGGAACGGCGCGCCATCATCCGGCATCGCCACATTACTGCGGTTATAGGTCCACACCTTATCCGATGGCCGGTCCTGCACGAACGTCAGCGTCTGCCCGTTCCATACCGGCATACAGCGCATCGCCGAGCAGAAATCACTGAGCACATCCCACGCCTTGCGCTGCGTGGTCAGCCAGGCATTACAGGTGATGCGCGGCTCCGTGCCACCAAAGCCATCCGGCACCGACTGGTCGCAATTCTGGCCGATGACATACAGCGCCCATTTGTCCACATCCGCCGCACCGAGACGCTTCCCCATGCCGTAGCGCGGATGGGTCAGCATATCCCACAGACACCAGGCCATGTTGTTGCTGTATGCCGGTTTAAACGTTCCGTCCCAGATACCGCTGTATTGCCGCGTCTGCGGGTTATAGTTCGACGGCACCTGCAGAATGCGCCCGCGAAGATGATAATTACGGCTCACCTGCTGGCTGCCGAACTGCTCCGAATCCACCTGTACGCCGACCAGTGCCGTGTTCGGGTAGCCCTGTTTCACATCGATGATTTCGGTGTATGACGACCAGAGCGTTTTGTTCTGCAGCTGGTCTGTGGTGCTGTCCGGCGTCATCCTGCGCATCCGGATATTAAACGGGCGCGGCGGCAGGTTATCCACCACCACCGAGGCCAGATACTGCGAGGTGGTTTTGCCCTTAATGGTGATGTCTTTTTCTGTCACCCAGCCACCGTTACGCTGTATCTGAACCAGCAGGCGGACTTCCGATGGATTCCTGTCCCCCTTTGAGGTGGTTTCCACCAGTGCCTGCACACCGAAGGTAAAGCGCAGACGGTCGATGTTTGCCGACGTGATGGTCCGGGTGATCGGCGTGTCATATTTCACTTCCGTACCCAGCACCGTCTCGGAACCGGAGGATTCAAATCCCTCCGGCGGTGTCTGCTCCTGCTCACCTGCCCGGAACACCACCGTGACACCGGAGATGTTGGTATTCCCCTCACTGTCCAGCACCGGTGTACTGTTCAGCAGCACGCTTTTTAATCCATCCACCGGACCTTCAATCGGCCCTTCGCTGATGGCATCGATCACACTCAGTAACTGCGTGGATTTCAGGTTATCCTTCGCTTCGCGCGGGGTATGCCCCTTACTGCTGCCTTTACCCATTCGTCATGCTCCATAAACGACAAAACCGCCCGGAGGCGGTTTCACATAAAACATTTTGCATCAGCGACCAATCACCACAACCTGACCACCGTCCCCTTCGTCTGCCGTGCTGATCTCCTGAGAAACCACCCGCGACCCCACACGCATTTCACCGTACAGAACAGGCAGAACATTGCCCTGAGCAACCATGTTATCCAGTGAGGAAAAATAGGTGTTCTGTTTGCCGTTATCCGTTGTCTGTGTACGGGGAGTTCTGGCTTTCGGTGCCAGCATCTGCGCCACACCACCGAGCACCATACTGGCACCGAGAGAAAACAGGATGCCGGTCATACCACCGGCCCCAATGGCTGCCCCCCATGCTGCAAGGGTGGCTCCGGCAGTAAAGAATGATCCGGCAATGGCGGCAGCTCCCAGGACAATCTGGAATACACCACCTGACTTGGCCCCGGCGACTCTGGGAACAATATGAATCACAGCGCCATCAGGCAGAGTCTCATGTAACTGCGCCGTTAATCCGGACGTGCTGACATCCCGCCCGGCAATCCGTACCTGATACCAGCCGCCGCTCAGTTTCTGACGAAACGCCGGGAGCTGTGTGGCCAGTGCGCGGATGGCTTCAGCCCCCGTTTTCACACGAAGGTCGATGCGGCGGCCAAATCGTTGCAAATCCCCGTAAAGGCAGATGCGTGCCATTCCCGGTGACGCCAGAGGGAGTGTGTGCGTCGCTGCCATTTGTCGGTATACCTCTCTCGTTTACTCAGTTGTTCAGGAATATGGTGCAGCAGCTCGCCATCACCACAGTAAATGGCGGCATGATTCGGCACCGATGAACCAAAGCAGCACAGCAGCACGTCGCCAGGCTGCGCCTCTGTCAGTGCGACACGGTAAAAACCAGTCGCCTCCATATTGTCAAGATAGAGATTCTGACCGTTACGCCACCAGTCATCCCCGCGATGAAAATCCGGCATCTCAATCCCCGCCAGATGATAAGCATCCCGGAACAGCGTGTAACAGTCCGTCACCCCGTGCTCAAAGCGACGCCCGGTGAGATGCGGCACACAGCGGAACTTGTGAATCGCCCCCCGGCAGACCAGCCACCACGGCAAATCACTCTGCACCTGCAGCCGCCGGTCAGCCTCACTCAGCCAGGGCAGACCACCGGGATGACTGTGGACCAGTGCCACAATCTCACCCTGCATCTCTGCCTGCAGCCAGTCCTCCGGAGCCATCCGGAAATAATCCTCCGGCTCACCGGAAATATTCACGCAGGGGAAATATCTTTCCCCCTCCGGCGCTCTCACCACGAAGCCGCACGACTCCGCTGGCGCACATCGCCGGGCGTGCGCCAGAATCGCTGATTCTGTCTCTGTCATGGGATTACTGCGAAAGTTTGTTAATGGAAAGGAAGCCGCCAAAGTTGCCGACGTTATTGCGAAACTTACAGCCGCTCAGGCATTTGCTGCATTTATCCTTCGTGATATCGGACGTCGGCTGGTCATATTCATCCGCGACCGCCGGACCGCTATAACCGCACTCATCGCCGCGATAGGTCCAGGTGCAGGTGTTGGCCAGCATGATACGCCCCGGAAAAACAGAGCCATCCGTTTCAGTCGGTGTGGACAGTACAAAAGAGGCACTCACCGCGCTCAGTTCGCTGCACTGCTCAATGCGCCAGCGGCTGATCACCTCCTGCTCCGGATCGGCGCCACTGTTTCCGTTGACGAAGTTCACCGCATCCAGAAAACGGGCGTAAACCTTACGCCGGACCACCGTTCCACCGACCAGACTCTGCAGATCTTCCGCCATCCCGGTGACCATACCGTACAGGTTAGAAACCGTCAGTGTGGGGCGCGTACTGGTGCCTTTGCCATTCAGTTCAAAACCACTCCCCTGAATGGGATACGGCTGATACTGTCGCCCCTGCCAGGTGACCGGCTCACCTTTTTCGTTCTGCTCATTACAGAAAAAATAACGTTCTCCACCGACCTCTGTCAGGTCGATTTCCCAGAGCACCACGCTGGCCGACTGCTCCGCACGGGTGCATTCATTCAGTGTTTCCTGCCGGATATCCTGCATCAGTTCACCACCTGTT